GAGGACTTGTTTTAGGATACAATAATCCTTTTGAAGGTAATTCTACTTGCTCGGAAGGGAATTTAAATTTTGATGTTTCTTGAACAACTTGGGTTTCGTTATTTTCCATAATCTATTTTGTTATAACTTTTATATCATATATAAATATGCTAGAAAAAAAGAAACCCGCGATTTTACGCGGGTTCTTTTATGAAGTTTTTTATAAATTAGAAGTTTAATACACAATAATCCATACCAACAGTCATGGTAAGGTTCACAGCGGCGTCAGCTGTGTCCCAGTTGTAATCACCGAAGTTAGCTTCTTTAATAAAGGCACCTTTAATCACCCATTCAGATACGATATCACCTACTGGACCTAAGATATCAATAGTTAAATCTTTTTTATACATATCAGAATAACCATCTCTACCTGTAACTGATTCATGATGCATACGAACCCATTCCATTACTGATAAAGCTCCTGATGGTGTGATTGGATCAAACAATGTCATCTGGATATCGCCCCATGTTGTTCTACCTTTAACTTTTCTATATACGTTAATATGGTTAAGAACAATTTCAGGTTGGCTCAACGTAACAGCGTTAACCCCTTTGATTAAATAGGCTGGAATACCGTCTATGTATAGAATAAATCTATTTGGTGTCTTTGGTTCAAAGGCGGTAAAGAAAATTTCGTTTGCGTTTAATATTGCCATTTTATTATTTTGTTATAAATATTTTACTTTTAAAAAATTATCCCGGGAATGTAGCTCCTGTTGGTAAAATGTTGAAATCCAAATAAATAAATTCAGCAGTTTTAGTAGGTTGGAGATAAATCTGACCGATTAATTCATTTCTGTCAATTACATCTGCTGTGTTATTGGAATCATCCATAATTACTTTGTAAGCAAACAAACCTTGTTGTTGTTGTACTGATTCTAAGTATGGGTTAACTTGGTTTAAGAAGTTAGTACGTGTTGCGATTGTGTTTTGTTCAAATACTAAATTATTAGAAATTTCACTAATTCTAGTTTTCAAAGCAATTAACAATCTTCTAACATTTACTCTATCAAGAGCAGATGATCTAGTTTGTAATGTTTTCTGACCATATACTACAACTCCTTGTCCTGGGAAAGTAGCGATTGGATTAACTTTGTTTTGATAAAGTGTATTTCTATCATTATTAGTTAATTTCTTTTCAGCACTAATAGCATTTATAAGACCACCTCTGTTTAAACCAGCTGGAGCAAACCATGGAGCGGCTACTGTGTCGTTATTAGCATAAACAGCTGGGATCATAGTTGAAGCTGGAACCCAAGTGAACTCACCAGTAAGTGGGTCTACTGTTTGAATCCAAGGCCAATAAGCAGCGGCATATGAAGTATCTACTGTATTAGCGTATTGAGATACTGCTGTTACTGTACTACCATATAATGCTAAATCAATTACTGCGATGGCATCACCTCTGTTTGTAGTATTGTTTATTAATGTATTTAATGAATTTATTCCATTAGCATTATCATATGCCAAACCAGGAACTGTAACTACGTTATAAGCGTATTCGTCTTGGTTAGCCATAAGTTCAATACCTCCAGTAATGTTAGCAAAAGTTAAACCTTGAATATTAGTAGAAGTGATAGTATTATAATACTTATCAGCTCCACTAGTTCCTAAATTACCTACAGCACCACCAAAGTAACCTTGTTGAGCTACTGGAATTGAGGCTGTAAATTCATTTTTAGCATTTCCTGTATTATCAAAATAATAAGGAGTTTTATATGATACTCCAGTTACAGTGATATAATTACTTCTATTTGGGAAGTTTCCAGAAGTGCTAACATATTCTAATTGGTTATTTGAATTTGCTTGAGGAGTAAAGGTTTGGTTACCAATTACTCTTTCAATATAGTTAGGAGAAGTTGGGTCTAATGATAAATTAGTCCAAGTTTCTAAAATAACTTTACTATTTGTATTATCATCTCCTCTTCTTACTAATAATGAGAAAGTTCCAGAAGCAGTATTTGGAGATACAATTTCATATCTTAAATTATCTACTGTACCATTAGTTAAAGAACCACTAGCATCTATACTACCTGAACTATTTTGGTTAGCACCATAGCTTAATGGAGCAATTGTAAATGAAGCTGATGAGTTTAGATTTGAAGCTGGTCCTAATTCAACTGTGTTAACAATACCTGTAACACCCCCGTCATTTTGACTACCGGTGATTGAAATTGCTGCCGCAGCTGTGAATGAACCACTAGCTACTCTAGTAACCCATAAACTTTGTCCTCCATTTTGGAAGTAATTATAAGCTGCTGTTGATGTAAAATAAGTGTATTGAGATGAACCACTTAAAAATGTACCTCCAAAGTAAGTCAAATATTCAGAAAAGGTGGTAACTCTTCTTGGAACATAAGGCTGGCCTTTAACTGTAGGTCCAACAATCGCTGCTCCTATAGTTTCTGGTGTTTGGCCGGTAACTGTTAAATCGTTTTCTCTTGCTAATACGCCTGGAGATAAAAGTGTTTCTGCCATGTTTTGTCTAATTTATTCTGTTATAAATATGTTAAAAATATTCAAAAGTTTATTATTTTGAAAACAATTAAATAGAAACCTTTTTATTAATAAATATGATGATTTTTTTAAATATATACTATTGTGTAATAAAAATCTGTTTCATTTTGTTGTGCCTGAAAAGTTAAATCACTACCAACTAAACTATTTACTACAATACCATTACCAGCGCCTAAACTTCCTGAAACAGTAGCTGTTACAAAACAATTTTGTCCTAAAGTTTTTCCATTTATGTCAGCTATAGTAATAGAAGCAGTTGCATCAGAAGGTGCTGTTGCTGTTTTACCAGCACCTGCTATAAATTTAAGAGAAGAATTTGGAACCTGAGCACTACCACTAGGATAATATGTTCCTTGAACTGCTGGTGCATCAGGAACATTAATTACATCTGTTGCTAAAGAAGCAGTTCCCGTTAAATCTCCTATAAATAAAGAAGCAGATAATGCGTTTGTAGATGGTTGATACCATAAACCTGAGTAATCTGATCCTGAGTCAACTAATAATGTAGAATATTTAGGATAACCTGAAGTACTATCTGCTACAAAAGGCACTAAAAACTGATTTGTTGAAGTTATACTACTGCTAACTACTATTTGATTTGCTTTACTAGCTGAGTCGGCAGTACCAATTACATTACCTAATAAACTACCTGTATACCCATTTAAAGAATTTACACTACCTGTTAAAGTTAATGAACCTGAAACTGTTATGTCATAAGCAGCTGCTTCTGTTAAAGCATCTACAGATTGAGAAACATGCCAAGATTCAATAGCATAATTTTGGGTTATTTCATCCGATCCAGATGAAAATATTCGTTTTAATACAAGGGCCATTTATAATAAATATTATTATTTTTAAAGAAATTAACGATTATCTATATAAATAATTATTTGTTTGTAGTATTCTATAAAATGTTCATTCCATAAATCCCACTTAACATTAGCTCCATCTACAGAATAAACTTCATATTTTTTAAATAATCTTAAAAATATATCTCTAAATTCTCTAAATTGTTGTTTTTGTTCTGGTGTTTCTAAATGCCATTCACCTACAATTTTTTTAACATTTTGTTTAACCCAAACTAAATTATCAATATTAAAAATATTATATTCTCCTCCTTCACAATCTGTTTTAAGGAAATCAATTTTTTCTATATTGTATTTTTTAATAAATGTATCAAATTTTAAAGTATGGACTTCTAACGGCTGATTATTATAACCATAAACATCATTTAAAACTTTTACACCATCTATATCAGAGATACCTTTATTGATACATGTTACAAACCCATTTAATGTATTTTTAACTAAAGTAGGGAATTGTTCTAAACTTGGTTCAAAACAAAACACATGAGATGGATTTTTATCCAAAATAGAGTAAGTAAAAATACCAATACTAGCTCCAATATCAACTACAATATCATTTTCTTCAACAGAAAAAAATCGTTCATATATTTTTTGTTCAAAAACTTCTTTACCTATACACTCTTTATACCAATTATTAGAGTTTCCCCAATCGAAATTTATCATATTTTTAATTTATTAAATACTTGTAAAGGTGTAATTGATTTTTGACAAATATATTGTTTTGAGGTTCCTTTATAAACAGGGCACCATTCCCAATCCCCAGCATCAAAAGTAAATACTTCATCATTCCAGCAAAATATACAAACATTATCGTTATAGATTCTTGTTGTATTGGAAGTAAATTCATGCCCTGGTTTGGCAAAACCATTAACCATGTAAGTATGTTTACCTAAAGCCCAATTAAACCAAGATAATCCTGAACCTAATCCTATAAAAGCATCAGCATGATGTAAATAATTAGCTACTATGCCTAGAGATTCTCCAAAAACATTTTTTGTTCCTTCTATCTTATATTGATTTTGAGTTAAAACTACAACTTCATAACCTAGTTTTTTTACTAATTTAGATAATTCTATCCAATATTCATAAACCCATTCTTTACATCCTGAAGTAGCGTTGGGGGCAAATACAACATATTTTTTATTTAATGGGTTTTTTAATTTAGGAAAATCTAAACCATAATTAAGTTCTTTATATTCTAATCCTAAAATATCAGTTGCTGTTTGTTGTAAAGGAATTAAATTTACTTGATTAGGATACATTTCAAATTTGTCCCAACTATTTGATTCACTTTTAAACCAACCTATTTTATAAAAAGCATAACATTCAGCTGTAGAACCAGGTTCAATAAATTCTATATCTTTATATGCTTCTAATCCTTTAAACCATTTATTATGAAATGTACTTAAAACAACTTTACAATTATGTTTTTTAGCAAATTTAACAGCATAAGGAGTCCAAGCAATTGTATCACCAATAGATTTTGATTCTAAACTTATAAGTACTTGTTTATTATTTAAGTCAAGTTCATCTATAATGTTTCCATTGACTCTAATTTTCCATTTAGTATAATAAGTTCTAGCACATTTTGTCCACATATTGTTGTTAATAGTACTTTCATGTATGACATTGTTGTTTTCGTCTAAAAATTCAACTAAATAATGTTCAAACTTATCACCTGTTACTTCTACTCTTGGGCCATCAACATAACTAATATTAATTTTATTTTTTATATTTAATGTTTTAACTTTATAGTTTTCATAAAACTCCATTAATGTTTTATATCCTATTTCTCCTACTCTTTCCCAATTAAATTCACGTCTAATTTCTTCTGATTCTTTTAAAGCATTTTTCTTACATTCATCATATTTTACATAAGAATACATCATCATTAATTGTAAGTGATTAAAGTCAGGTTCATAATAATTACCTGGAAGGTCACTCATTTTATATCGAGCATATGAATTAATATCAGCTGATTTTTCACCTAATACATTTACAGGTATTCCTTTTCCTTCAGCAAATTCAAGTTGACCTGAACAGTTAGAGTAAATAGAAGGTATACCACAAGCCATTGCTTCAATTAAAGGTAAATTCCAACCCTCAGAACGAGCACAAGATAAAAATACATTACATGATTTTAATATTTTAATATAATCTTCTCTAGAAGGAAAATGAATTACTTTAATTCTTGGGTCTGTTAAGCCATAATGTTCTAATCTTTCTTCTGTTGTTTCAAAACCATCTAAATCTTTACCCCACATGTTATCTACTGAAATAATTAAATCAACAGGATCATTTTTATCAAATGTATTTAAAAAGGTTTCAATAATTTCTTTAGTTGATTTTCTATAATCCCATCTTCCTGCTAAAAAGAATTTAAATCTACCATCTGATGTTAGTTCATGGGTAGTTTCTTCAGGGTAAAAAGTACGAATGTCAACCCCTTCAGGAACAACTTTAATTTTATCTTCTGGATAGCCTTGTTTAATAGAACATTCTTTTTGCCATTTTGAAGGAACCCAAAACTCATCAAATTCTTTTAGTTTTTCAAAAAACTCTTTAGGTTGTTCTGTTGATTCCCATACATTATAAGCTATTTTAGGTCCAACATAACCATCATAAAATAAATGGTGGTTGGTTTCACTTAGTATTAAATTAATATCATGAGCCCATTCTTTATTTTTAGAAGAATAAATATTAAAATCTTCTCTTTGACCATTTCCAGTAAAACAAACTTGTTTATATAAAAGAGATTTATCTATATCATCTAAATATTTTTCACCATCATGAGCATTATCACTAATTCCATTCCAAGAATTTCCTACAGTAAAATTTCTAACTTTTAAAGGTAAATATTTTCGTAATTCTCTAAAAAAGTCTCTGGTGTGATTATTGTATCCGGTGGTTCCTACATAAGAACAGTGGGTGTATATTTTAGGTTTGTTCATAACACTTCTACAAAATTTTCTATTTCAGTAATAATTTTTTCTAAAACTAAGTTGTTATTATCGTAAATTTCTATTTTGGATATATTTTCTTTTACATCATTTAAATACCACTCACCTTCATTTTGAAAGTTATATTCAAAAACATCATACGATTCATCATAATAAATAATTACTTTTCTATGTAAAGGTAAGTTTTGTTTGTTAAGAGTAAAAGCTAAAGTTTTATTTTCTTGTTTATATAATTCAGTTGAACATCCTTTCATTTGTTCTAATAAGTGAGAATTAGAGGCTGATTGGTTCCAAGAGGAATCATTTAATTCATGTGCTAAATTATTCCCTAAATATATGTCCTCTATATTTAATTTACAAATAAAATTATACATTAGTTTTTCAACTGTAATAAAATCTAAATTTTTATATTCTTTGTTTAATATATTAATATAATCATCTTCATTTTTTACTTCAGGGAAATTATTTAAAAAGTAATCTATTTCACTAAAGAAATATTGAAAATTATTTACTTTTTGGTCTTTATCTACAAAAAATTTAGCTTTTTTATTATTGTTATAACATTCTATAGGAGTAGTTTTTAAATCATTTAATGTTTTTTCTCCTATAATCATATCATACTCAATTCTTCTAAAATGAGTATAACCTAATTCTTTAGCAAATTTTAAACTTCTAAATAAATTAATTAATACTGATAGACCATGTTTTTGTTTGTGGTAATGTACTGTAGTAAATTTAAATTTGTCTACTATTCCCCATAAAAGGAATTTTTCATAATTATCATACTCGTTTTTAAATAAATTATTATTCTTATCGTAAAGTAAGTAATCTATTTTACTAAGAGTTGATTCATCTAAAATACTATTGGTAATTAATAATATAGGATCTACAGTCTTAACAGTTAATAAAAAATTATTTAGTAACTTTTTTTGGTTACTATCATCAATAAAAGCATCTATAATAGTTATAGTTTTCATTGTTTAACAGCTAATGTGTCAATTCCGTATTCTATAATTTCGTAATTTAGATTTTTTAAATGATTAATACATGGTTCGTATGTTCCTATAAATTTAGAATGCTCATTTTCAAATATAATAAATTTAGGAAGATATTTTAACCCCATTATTAATTCAGCGTCATATCCTTCAACATCAGTATGTAACCAATCATAATCCTGGTAGTTATGTTCTTCAATGAGTTTATTAATAGAAACACTTTTTCTTAGTTCCGTTGTAATTTCATTATCATCTAAAAATCTTTGATTAACTTGTTTAACAACAGAATCTGTATAACCATCTCCTCCAGTATGCCATTCAACATCTTCTCCATTTGTAGTAACAATTTCATTAATTAAAGTACAATTAGATCTAGATTTGTAATTTTTTTCTAATGTCTCAAATTGAGGTTTAGAACCTTCAATGATAATACATTCAGTATCTTTATCTAACACAGGTTGAGTCCAATGCCCCCACTCTCCGTCATGAGCACCAATTACAATTCCTTTAGTATTTTTATTCTTTTTACAATAAAAACTAAAGAATTTATCTAATTCACCACCATCATAAAGTGAGTTATATTCTCTAGTAAAAATAACATTACGATTGCTATCCATAATAATAACATTCCATCGGCTACAACCACCACCATTCCAAGAAGACCAACCACCTGGAAGAATTTGGGTTTCCCATCCTTTACCTCCTGTTATAGTATCAAATCGTACAATTAAATGATCTTTTATAATTGTTTGTAACTCAGGATCTAATTTTACTTTAAAAGTAAATAATTCTGGATTTTGTTGGTTATGTAATTCAAAATGTATCATATTTTAATTATTTTTTTCGTATCCTATTAATTGTCCTCCACCATGACCATAAGCGTAATTTAATCGTTCCCAACCATTATCTATTAAGAAACAATCAATCAAAGTACCTTTACCTAAAATTCTATAAGGACTAATATCACTAATATGGAGTTTTTCTGAGCCGATAAATTCTCCACCAGACCATGTTAACCAATCAACCCAAGTTTCAGGAGAATAATTATCATCTACAGCAATAGATGTATTTGGTTTTAAACGAGAATAAACCGCATCTAGTTCTCTATAATGATGAAGTTGTGAAGGAGCAGGATCAACTAAATTTAGATCATATGAATCAAAATAAATAAAATCTATTTGTTGAACTTCTTCATCAGTTAAAGATTTTAAATAAGTTACAGAGTCAGAAATAATATAATCAATAACATCAGAAAAATCTTTAGTATTATTTTTACAATTATTCATGTGTTCTTCTGAAATATCAATAGTAATTAATTTTCCGCCAGTATGGTTTTTAATTAAATCAGCAAAAATTAATGTAAAAGCACCTTGGTTTCGCTCTAATGGTTCCCACATAGTTCCTGTCTCTACAACAGTAATAGGTTTATTTAAATTAATTAATTTTTCTATTATATATCTATAATAGTTTAATCTAGATACTCCTGTTTGATTAAGCACATCTATGTAAGGAGATAAAAATTGGTCTAAATTGAAATTATTCATATTGTGTTTGATTATTACGTTTAAATTTCTCTTTTAATTCTGGGGTATTTATTAGGATGTGGTTTTTAATTTTGTTATCAACAATAATTAATATTTCATTAACATTATTAATATCGTCTAC